GTGGTGATTATTCAGAAAAGTCTATTGAATATAAAAAAGTGGATGACATTTCCCAAAGTTTAGTTGGCGACGCTATTACCTATATTATTAAAAATAATAGTAAAAAAGATACTATTAAAAAATTATCAATAATGGGGGATTTAATGCCTTCTGATAAACGCAGTTCAATACTACCAATTGCTGATACAATAGCTAAGAATCATGGTATGACACTATTTGCGAAATATAAAGGATTTACTTTCACTAAAAAAGATGATTCTATGGTTCGACAGTTAGTAAATTACATAAAAGATATTACTGTATCACCTAAGAAAACTAAGAGAGGGTTTTTAAATTATATTGGTTCACAATATGGTGCTGCACAACATTCTGCTTTTTGGAGCGCTGTCAATAGGGCTGGTATAATAGAGAAAGTTGGTGGTGGTAATAATGTAACCTATAAGTTGGGTGATAATTACGAAGAATGGGAGAATGGTAACCTAGTAGCGTTTTAAATGAATTATTATGGGTAGAAATGAGAAAATACAGATATTTGCAAAGTGTTTAGGTGATCCAATCTACGCTATTGAAACATTTTTGAAAACCTATGATTTAACTCAGAAAGGGTTTGTACCGTTTAATTTATTTCATAAACAAAAACTAATAATTAAATCCTACGAAGAAAATAATCGTAATATAGTAACTAAACCAAGACAGGCTGGTGTATCCACTACAACTGCAGCCTATATAGCGATAAAGATTGCTTTTTGTGACCCTAATAACCCATGGAAAGTTCTGGTATTAGCTAATAAACAAACATTAGCTCAAGAATTCCTTAAAAAAATTAAAGATTTTACTGATCAAATACCTGAATGGGTATGGGGAATTGAGGAGGGTACTTCTTATTTAGATATTGAAGCTAAGGGACATATAAAAACTAAAACCACTAAATGTGAAGTCAAAGCCTTAGCGACATCGAAAGATGCACTAAGGGGATATACACCTACATTCTTAGTGATGGATGAGGCGGCGTTTATAGATAACGGTGCAGAGGTATTTGGTGCAGCTTTAACTTCTTTGGGTACAGGTGGTAAGGTTACATTGATATCCACACCTAACGGTCAAGATGCGTTATATTATAAAACATATGATGGCGCTAAAAAAGGTGACAATAATTTTAATATTATTGAGATGAGGTGGCATGAGGATATTAGATATAATAGGAATTTAAGGTGGTTAAGAGGTGAAGAAGAAGTAATTGTGTGTGAGACTATTGGTAGAGAAAAGTTAAGGTGGGAATATAGTGGTAAAACATATGAAACAGATAGTACCCACATTGAAGATTATAATGTGATGGTTGATGATGGTTGGAAAGCTTCTTCTCATTGGTATGAGGAAATGTGTCGAGATATGAACGGTAACAAGAAACAAATTGCACAAGAATTGGACGTTTCATTTGTTTCTTCAGGTGGTAACGTAATTGATGCTGAACATATAGACTATCAAGTCAACAACAATGTTATGGAACCCAAATATAAGGCTGAAATGGAGAAATCTATGTGGATATGGAAAGAACCGGAGGAGGGTCATAAATATATTATGGGTGTTGACGTTTCTAGGGGTGATGGTGAAGATAGTTCCACTATAGTGATATTAGACTTTGATGGGTTGGAACAGGTGGCTGAATTCGTTTATAAACTACCACCAGATTTATTAGCAGAAATTGTGTTTAAATACGGTAATTTATATCAAGCTTATACTGTGGTAGATATTACTGGTGGTATGGGTGTATCTACTGTTATGAAGTTAATAGAAATGGGTTATAAACATCTTCATCAAGATGACCCTAAGAATAGAAAATTAAGTGATAAGTACGCAAAAAGTGTGTATAAACAAGTGGATAAGGTACCAGGGTTTAACGTTGGTAGTAGTAGATTACAAATGATTAGTGATTTAGAAGAACATATTAGAGAAAATAAAACTATAATAAGGTCAGTTAGATTAATTTCTGAATTAAAAACCTTTGTTTATAGAAATGGTAGACCAGATCATATGCCTACATTCCATGATGATATAATTATGGCTTTAGCAATGCCGTTATTTGTTGTACAAACAACATTTAAAAAATTAGCAACAATAGAAAAACAAACAAAGGCGATGTTAGATGGTTGGGTTAGTACATCCTCCCCTGATGAGGTGAGTAAAATTAATAAAAACTATGTTAACCCATTTTATAGTAATACCCCCACTTATGAACCCGTACACCCTAATAATAGTGGTAATGATAATGGACAATATAACTGGTTATTCGGTATAAAATAAACATTTAATATTTTTTGATATTTATTATTATAAAATAAACATTATATTTATAAAATGGCAAGAAAAACAATATTCCAGCAGTTAAATTCCTTATTTGGACCAGAGGTAAATAAACCCCAAAATAAGTCTAAGTATTCTTTGGGGGATAAAGAGTTACTAAAAACTAAATCCAAAGAAGAGTATGACTATGAAAAGTTAAAACTACAACAAGATAAATACTTATCTGGGATGTGGCAGAAAGTTGATAATGAAATTTACCAACATTCAATATATTATGAAACAACAAGATTAGCTTCTTATGCGGATTTTGAGGGTATGGAATTTTTCCCTGAAATCGCAGCAGCTTTAGATATCATGATGGAGGAAACCACAACTTTAAATCCTAATAATAAAGTCATAAACATATTTTCTGAAAGTAAAAGAGTGAGAAGGATATTAGAAGATTTATTTTTCAATAGATTAGACATCCACACTTCATTACCTATGTGGACAAGAAACACTTGTAAATATGGTGATAATTTCTTATTTTTAAATATTGATGTTGATGAGGGTATTACAGGCGTTAAACAATTACCTAATATAGAAATCAGTAGAAAAGATAGTGATGGGTTTGGTGTGAACTCTGTAAACGCAGAAGAAGACAAAATTAGCCCCGTTAAGTTTGTATGGGGACAAAGAGATATAGAATTTAATTCGTGGCAAATTGCACATTTTAGGTTATTAGGTGATGATAGAAGATTACCTTATGGTACATCTATGTTAGAAAAAGCTAGACGTATTTGGAAACAATTATTACTATCTGAAGATGCGATGTTAATATATAGGGTAACTAGAGCCCCTGAAAGAAGGATATTTAAAATATTCGTTGGTAATATTGATGAAGCAGATGTACCATCTTATGTACAAAAGATAGCGAACAATTTTAAAAAGAGTCCTGTTATTGATCAAGATACGGGACAAATAGATACTAGGTACAACCAGATGGCTCAGGATCAAGATTATTTTATCCCTGTTAGAGATCCAAACGCACCAAGTCCTATAGATACGTTACCAGGGGCGACTAACCTTTCAGAGATTGCAGATATTCAATACCTACAAAAGAAATTGTTCACCGCATTAAGAGTACCTAAACCATTTTTAGGGTTTGAGGAGACTACTGGTGATGGTAAAAATTTAGCATTACAGGATATTCGTTTTGCTAGAACTATTAATAGGATACAACAATCTATGTTGCAAGAGTTAAATAAAATAGCAATTATACATCTTTATATTTTAGGGTTAGAAGATGAGTTAGAAAATTTCACATTAACTTTAAATAACCCATCTACACAAGCTGAGATGTTAAAGATTGAACAAACACAGTTAAAAGTTACACTATATAAAGATGCAGTTTCTGATGCGGGTAATGGGTTTGGTTCTATGTCTATGACTAGAGCAAGAAAAGAAATCTTAGGAATGTCAGATGAAGACATAAGAAGTGATTTAGAACAACAAAGACTTGAAAAGGCTGCAGCAGCTGAAATGGAACAAACTTCTAATATAATTAAGAAAACAGGGTTGTTTGATAGAGTTGATAAATTGTATGGTGATTTCGATACATTGGTTTCTGGTGGTATAACAGATGAAGGTGGGGTAGAAGGTGATTCTGCTGATTCTGCTGATACTGGTGGATTTGGTGCTGACATAGAGAGTGCTGCTGATTCATTGGCTGGTGGTGAAGCTACCGCTGCTGAAACAGCATCTGCAGTGGAGTCTACAGAAAAGAAAGATAACCTTATATTAGAACAAAATAGAAGACAGTTCGAGGAGAAAACCAAAAGATATCAAGGTATTTACTTAAAAAGACTTACAGAAAGTTTAGAAAAAGATGAACACATTTATGATTTAGATTCTGTAGAAAAAAACAGCGATAAGTTAAATCATAACATAGAAGAAATGACAAAAGAAATTGAAAAAATTATAAAGGTTTAATTTTTTTAATAAAACTTAATATTTATATATAAAAAAGTATGGAAAATTTTGGTAATATAAAAGACACATTTAAAAATATTGTTATTGAATCTGTTTTAAGAAAAGATGAGGAGGGTAAAAAGTTATTTTCTAAATTTATAAAGACATTAAAAGAGAATAAAACTTTAGGTGATCAGTACTTAATTTATAAAAATTTACAAACTAAGAAGTTTGATGATCCGTCTGATGCTAAAGATTATATTAAAGAAAATATTTCTTTATTAAAAGATTTAAACGAATCTCAGTTAAAAGAGGGTAATACCTATTTTTTAAAACTATTAAAGGGTAATAAAATTATAAAAGAAAACGATTCTTTTTATAGTGACATTTCATTTTTATCTAACACAAAGAAAACACTATCTAACATTGATAAAATTAATGAGTCAACGAATAACATTACTAGGTTAATGTTAGAAAAAGAAAAAGAAGAAGAGGTAGAGGTAGTGAAAGAGAGTTTAGAATTACCACCTAGTATTTTAACTAAATTAGCTGTTAATAAATTCAATAGTAGATACTCAAATATCGATGAGTCAGAAAAAGAAATCATTAGAACAGTTTTAAATGGAACTGATGATGATAAAGAAACCATCTATAAGAAATTAAAAAGAGAGTGTATTGAAACTATTGATAAAAAATTAAATGAATCTTCAGATTTAGGGTTAAAAGATAAGTTACTGAGGGTTAAAGATAAACTTCTAAATATGGAATACAATAAAGAGGATTCTGTTAACAAAATAACTACTATATACGAACTTAAAGAATCAATTAAAAATTAATCATATGAAAAAACTCACTTATGTGGGTTTTTTTATGCATTGACTTTTGGGTTTATATTCACTATATTTATACTTCAGTAATAATATAAAAATAAATAGACATGAATGAAGGTTGGAAAAGAAATCAAACTAGATATATTAAACAATTATAAAACTAAAATAGGAACTGTTAATAATAAAGAATCTAAAAGTCTATACATTAACCTTAGTGCTTGGGGTGAGATAACCAACATAGATGAAGATACCAACTACGAATCAGTATTAAGGTGTCTAAGGAAAAAAATCAAACAAAACCTTAATGATAATTTAAATGAAGACATTTTTTATAAAACTAAATATATAGTTGATTTAGATATGAGGTCTTCTGGGTTTATACAAACAAAAAGAAGCTTTATGTCTTGTGAAATCACACTATACCAAAAGAAGTATTTACCGATAAACCAACCATTCTTATTGGAGGAATCAAAAAAGTTAATTCACGATGTGGTGGATAATTGTTTAGATAATAATAATTATTTTACTTTTTATAAAACTAAAAAATAGAGTTTTTATTGTAATGATATATTTATAATTAAAGTATATCATCATTATGGAAATAATTAGAAAAAACGAAATAAATAAAAAGGGTATCCTAATCGAATATGATTCAGGATATATCTCACCAAAGGACAATAGAAACTTTGTTAATGAAGTTAACAAACTATCACAGGGACAACAAATTGTGAGTGATCCCTTAATTGTCTACGCAGTGATGCAAAAATATGGTGTAGAAAATAAAAACGAAAGAGTTTACCCTGAATCTATTCTTAGAAAAGAAGCTGAAAATTATCTTAAACTTATTAAAGAGAAACGAGCGATGGGTGAAGCTGATCATCCAGAAAGTTCTATAGTGTCTGTAAGTAGAATATCTCATAATGTTGTTGACCTATGGTGGGAAGGTAACGTATTAATGGGTAAGTTAGAAATCATTATGTCACCAGGGTTTGTTAATCAAGGTATCATTTCTTGTGAAGGTGATAGAGTTGCCAATTATATTAGACAAGGTCTTAAGATTGGTGTATCATCTAGGGGTGTTGGTTCTTTAGAAAAAGAGAACGGTAAGAATATTGTACAAGATGATTATGAATTAATCTGTTGGGATATTGTAACATCACCGTCTACTCCCGGTTCATGGATTTACAATGAAGAACCATCTAGAGAACAACAAATGTCAGAGTCTAATAAAAAGAAAGATGATTTATTATTAAATGATTCTTTAAATAATTTCCTATTAGATTAAAAAAAAACAATCAAAAGTAAGTGTTTTATGTTTTATTGCATATTTATTAGAAACCGCGTGTAATGCGCGCTTAATAACAATAATAATAAATTATAAAAAATTAATTAAAATGGCTGAGAAAAAAAAATCAATCATCGAAGAGGCTTTACTAGATGCAAAGACTTTAGAGGATGCCTTAAAAGCCAACACGAAAGAAATGCTTTCGGCACACATGTCGAGAGAAATTGAGAGTATCGTAGAGTCGTCTTTAAAAGAACAATTGGAAGATGAAGAAACTGAAGAAGTTATCGATACAGATGAAAAAGGATCCGCAGATGAAATGGAAGACGTTGAGTTAAATCTTGACAATGAAGATGATGTAGAGTTAGGTATGGAAGTTATGGAATTACCAGATGATGGTGAAGAAGTTGATGACATTGAATTAGACCTTGACACTGATCTAGATTTAGATTTAGATTTAGATGGTGAAGGTGATGACGAACTCGAATTAGATCTTGAACCTATGGAAATGGAATTAGGTATTGGTGACGATGTATTAGATATGACAATGGCTTCAGATGATGAAGTTGTTACAGTATTTAAGAAATTGGGTCCAGACGATGAAGTTGAAGTAGTTAAAGATTCAGATGGAATTCATTTGACAGATAATGAAACGGGTGCAGAGTATTTGATTAGGGAAGCTTTGGAAGAAATGGATGACGATGGTATGACTGAAGGTTGTAATGACCTTGATGAAGATTGTGGTGGTGACATTGACGAAGAAGTGATGTACGAAATCGAAATGGATGACGATGAAAATCTTGAAGAAATGTGGGGTAGTAAATCTCATGAATTTAAAAGAGAACATGGTCAACGAAGAGGTGATGAAAGAAGAGATGGTAGTAAAATAGGTGATGTCGCTGGACATTACAAAGATTATGAAAGTCCTTTTAATATGTCAGATGATGAAGAATCTTTGGAAGAAGATCATACATTGGCTAGAACTAAAGGTTACCAAAGAAAAGGTGGACATAGAAATAGACAAACTTCAGAATCTAGAATTCCACGTAAACCACTTAGTCGTAAACCAAAAACTAATACTGTTGCGGAATCAAAAATGAAAAAAGAATATGAAGAGTTAAAAAGTAAAAACAACGAATACAAAAAAGCTCTTATCATATTTAAAGACAAACTCAATGAAGTTGCGTTATTCAACACTAATTTAGCTTATGTAAATAGGTTATTCACTGAACACTCTACAACCAAAAAAGAAAAAATGGAAATTCTTAAGAGGTTTGATGGTACTGAATCAGTGAATGAATCTAAATCTACTTATAAAGTAATTAAGTCTGAATTAGAAAGAAAGTCACCAATTAGCGAGTCTGTTGAAAATAAAGTTAACAAAACAGTTAAATCTTCGAAGTCTGATTTAAATGAGTCTACTGCTTATGTAGATCCACAAATTATGGCAATCAAAGATTTAATGAAAAGAATATCATAATAATAATAATAAAAAATTAAAACTCAAAAATAAAATGGGACATTTATTAAACTCAGGAGAAGTCGGAAATATAGGACTTGAACACCTGAAACAAATAAGAACTAAAACTATTTCTAAGTGGGACCAAATCGGTTTCTTAGAAGGTTTAAAAGGACACGTAAGAGAGAACATTGCTCAGTTATATGAAAACCAAGCATCAGCTCTTTTAAACGAATCAACAGGTGCAGGGTCATCTGGATCATTTGAGACTGTCGTCTTTCCAATCGTAAGACGTGTATTCTCTAAATTATTGGCCAATGATATCGTATCGGTACAAGCGATGAACATGCCAATTGGAAAATTATTCTTCTTCGTACCGAAGACATCAACTACACAAGTTGCTTTAAACGGATCAAATGGTGCTGGAAACGGTGCTTTACCTGAATGTGTTATTTCTGCTTGTACTGACTCACCTACAGCTTTCATGACTAAATCACTTTATGATTTATTCTATAATGATGGTTTGTATGATGCGTCTAAAGGTAAGATGACAATTTCAACTACGAGTGGTTACTACGGTGTAGTAATTAACGCTGCTGGTGATAACGTTCCTACGGCATTGGCTTTACAACCTTTGGCGGCTGACAGTTCTTTTAGAAGTGTTAAAATGTGTATCACAGGATTCTCTTCTACTAATGCTGGTAGATTAACTGGTCCAGATGGTAATGAAATGGATACTGAGACTTTCTTAGCTTCATTGAATGTAGTTTCTGCAATTGCAATTAATGATAATGATGGTAAAGTTATTGTCGCTGCTGGTGGTACTGTACCATTTAGATTAGTTGCACAAGTATATGGAAAAGGTATTGTTAATTATAACAATATCTGTACACCTGATGGTTGTTTATTAATTGAATTAGATCTTACACATCCTGCATGTATCGATTGTGCTTCAGCTAACCTTGATGGTTACGTAGGTGCATCTTCAGCTTCAACATTCCCATTAACTGGACTTACAGTTGCTTGGAGAACATACGCATCTTTAGAATTCGCAACTGAAATGGGTGAGGTATCATTCGAACTTGATGAGGTTGTTGTTTCTGTTACAGAAAGAAAACTAAGAGCTACTTGGTCTCCTGAATTAGCACAAGATGTTAGTGCATTCCACAACATAGATGCTGAAGCTGAATTAACAGCTTTATTATCTGAACAAGTTGCGGCTGAAATCGATAGAGAGATCTTGAGAGATTTGAGAACTGGTGGAGCTTGGTCAACTAGATGGGATTACAACGGATGGAAAAGAACGTCTGGCGGAGGTTTCAACGCTTACACTCAAAAAGAGTGGAATCAAACGTTGATTACTAAAGTTAATCAGATTTCTGCACAAATTCATAAAGCAACTCTAAGAGGTGGAGCAAACTTCGTAGTAGTATCTTCTGAGATATCAGCAATTTTTGATGACTTAGAGTACTTCCACGTATCTAACGCTAACCCAGAGCAAGATCAATACAATATGGGTATTGAGAAAGTAGGTTCATTAGGTGGACGATATACTGTATATCGTGATCCATACGCACCAGCTAACTCAATCATCATTGGACATAAAGGTAAGTCTTTATTGGACACAGGGTACATTTATGCACCTTACGTACCATTACAACTTACTCCAACGTTGCAAAATCCATTCAATTTTGCACCAACTAAGGGTATTATGACAAGATACGCAAAAAAAATGGTGAACAACCGCTTCTACGGTACGATTACTGTTGATGGTGTTGTTACATTTGACATCAATGAATTAAGATAGTCTTAATTTATAAGTTATAAAAAAAAGGGTAGAAATAAATCTACCCTTTTTTTATGCCTTTTATTTAATAATATATTATATGGTAACTTTTTATTAACATTACCGTATATTAATAATAATAATAATAATAATATGGGAAGATTAGAATTAACAGACGGTGATATTAAAGAAATAATTAGGTTATATTCTGAAGAAGATAAAAGTACATTAGTTATCGGTGCGTTATACGATACTAGTAAAGTAACAATCAATAGATTACTTAAAAAACATGGTGTTGTACTACATAAACCTGGTCGTAGATGGGAAGGTGGTAAAAATGAAGCTTCAAAAAGATATACCAATAAAAATAAAGAAAGGTTATCTGAATACCACAAAGAATGGAGTAAGGTTAATAGGGAACACCTACAGTCATACCACCAACAGTGGAGAGATACTAATAGGGAACATGTAAATGAGAAAAAGAGAATCTACGAGAAAAATAAAAAAGATATTGACCCACACTATAGATTATCTTGTTACACCAGAACTGCAGTATATACCTGTTTAAAAGAAAACAACATATCCAAATATAGTAGTACCTTTGAACTACTACCATTTACATTAGAATCATTAATTACCCATTTGGAGAAACAGTTCACCGAAGGTATGTGTTGGGATAATTATGGTGAGTGGCATTTAGATCACATTCTACCTATGAACTCATTTGATTTTGATGAGGAAAATAGTTTTTCTGATTGTTGGTCGTTGGTGAATCTTCAACCACTATGGAGTTTCGATAATCTCACTAAAGGGTCTAAAGTATAAAAACATATCATGACTTACTGAATGTGTGGTATGAGTCAATAGAAAAATATAATATAGTACCGTCAGATATTAGAATTGATAATATGGGGTTGAAGAATGGTCATCTAGCGATATTTGATATTAAATAGTAAGTTTTTTATTTCAGACTTTTTTTGTTTTATACGATATTTATTATTATATTAGTTAAAGTATGAGAATCAAAAAGAAGTATGTATTATTAGAATCTAATTTATTAGATACGTTAAATGAATTTTCACCACAAGAGAAAAGACTTCTATGGGTTTTAAATAAGGAGTATGGTCCACACGACTATACAACCTTTGACATTTGGAATTCAGCGGCTTGGTTAATAGAATTGTTTGAAATACCATATGATTTGGCTTATGAATTATCGACCACCTATTTTTATAATGGGGATAAATTATTCGGGGATTTTCAGACTTACAGAAAAGTTCAAAATAGTGGTCAAATTTTTTTTAAATATATGGATGATTTTATAGATAATTTTAAGGTGAATTTAAAATCTAAAAACCCTAATGGGGATGAGGATATTGTAGGGGGTGTTAATGTGGACTTTATTGACGATGTTTATGGTTTACACAAATCGACAGTATTAGATAGAGATGTTATTATGTGGCCACATAGTAGGGGATTCACTTTATATATACCCATTAAAGTATCTGAAATAGGTACATACCCAAATGAGTTTAGGTTTTGGGTTGACGACTCTACACCGAGATCAATTATGGTTAAAGTGGTGTTTTCTGAAATAAAAATTACTATACCAGAGGACGACAAATTCTCGTATGATGGTAATCCTGATATTTTCCATGTTAATGTAAATATAAGAGTTGGTGAGGGGGATTACATAGAGAATTTTATTGATTTAGATGTTCCCATACCAAAACCTTTATCCAAAGAAAAAGTCAATGATGTTTTTTCAGATATTTATAAGGATATTATAGAAAAAATAGAAAAAACAAAATTTAAGTTACCAAGTGGGACGACACCCATCTATTTAAGTAACCTTTAATGTAAATTATCTACTTGATTAACCACACTAAATTTAAGTTTAGTTGTATATGTTTTAACCAGTTCATTAGAAGTTAATTTAATGTCAATATAATATTCGTTAGGGATAAACCAAGAAGTATCTAAAATAAAATAATTTTTAAGGAATGTTCTATTCACATCTTCCCAATCAATAACATTTACTTGTGTAGTACCTTCTCTAACCCATAACCTATATTGTAAACCATCTATCACACTTGATTGGTTAATTGTGTAAGGTAACCTAGCATTAACAAACACTTTTCTTTTGTCACCTCTTTTAATTTTCTCATCTCTTTTAATTCCACTTAAAGAAACCTCATATTCAATAGGTAATGATTCACTATCACCAAAGTTATAATATATATCATCAGACTTAATTTCAAAATCAAGTGTTACATCTGGTCTATTAATACTAGTAATATTAATATCACTCCAAATATCTGTAAATAAAACAGAATCATCTTCAGTAATGGGTACAAATACTTCAGCGTAATAAATACCTGTTGATGTATGTACCGTTTGTGCGGATGTTATAGATGAGAAAGATATACCGTTCTCATCTTTTATCGTCACACTAGGGTTATTATCCAAATTGGTGGGTTGTCCACCCACATTTACGTAAAAATATAGTCTATTAACTTTACCCTTATAAAAGTTCTTCCTGTCGTCTCTAATTGGGTCGTTATAAACTGTTTCTAAGAAAGGTTCATAATATGTTTGGGTGTGTCGAGTAAAGAACCCTACGTATTGGGATGGTTTCTTATTTAATAACTCCAAATCTCTTTCAAAAGCAATACCATAACCATAGTTTGTTGTACCACCAGTAATTAAACTATTAACCTCATCGGTGATAATCATAGAGATATTTTCGTTACCCTTATCAAAATGTTGTGTAGTTACAGTGATACCAGATGGTGAACCAGAATAAACACCACCATCATCCCACGATGTCGATGTTGTCGAGTTTAACCAATTACTAGCAGATTCAACAAAAGTTATATTATCCTCAGATTCAAAACTTAATACTTGTTGGTAATCGTACCCACAACCCTCATCCCAATCTTTATTAACTCTGAATAAAACTAAGTCAAATGAAGAGGTTCTTTGTTTACCATCTAATAATTTTTGAGCTTGTAAATCTTTATCAAAGAATGAACTATTTGTCATTTTTAATGTGTGTACAACTTTAGATAAGTCACCTAATTCTCCTGAAGCGTATCTACTTTGTAAATCAACAATGTCAAAATAAAGTAAATGTCTAGTATAATCAGTTGATGAATCTTTACCCCCATAATAAATTTCCGCAATTGGGTTTCTACCCGTATTGACTTGAGTACTTTTTATAATAGTGTTGTTTTTATCGATATATGTTCTAATTAGCATTTTTCTTTATATATAAATATATTAATTAGTATTAATGTTCTTATTTAATATTGCATTTAAATCAAATCCCATAACATCTGTTGTTATTTTACTAGGGTCAGCTGGTAAAGAATGGTAAGGGTGAACATGTGAAATCACATATTTCTTCACTAATTCTAAAAATTCGACTAATGTATCACCATAAACCATTGGATGTGCACCGTTATTAATCTTTTCTTGTTCATCGTCAGTAATTAACCCCTCTGGGTTTGATAAATTAAATGAATGTTCACCATCATGACTAATTAAGTTGATTTTATTCGCAACAACATTTATAACACTAGTTGTAACATCATCTTTTTTAATTAATTTTACTTGTGGTACATTTTTTATAACATCCCTAGCGACTAAATCACTTGAGATTACAATACCATTCGCACCTTTAAAAATCTTTATTAAATCTTCTGCCGTTGATTTAATTTGATATTCTTTTAGGGATTGAGATTCTATGTAATTACTAGCAGCATCTAACGCACTTTGTCTAGATGTCTTTCCTGTAGTAAATTCCTGATTGAAGATACTTTTTTCATCCCCACTATTAATATCTGACACCCTTATAAAAAGTTTGGTTGATGTCACATCACCCTCTTGGTATCTTTCGGGTGGTAAATCACCACTTAATAGTTGATCGTTACTATATGTATCTATTTTTACCTTTACATTTGTTTTAGGTAGCGGTTGGAATTTAGTGGTAACTTTCACATTTACAACTTCTCTTTTTAATTTTTCACCACCATATTTTAATTGGATATACCCTAAATCTTTTTCATTAAACTTAGTCGGGTTACCTTCTATAAATTTACCAGTCCTTAACCATATTTGTCTATCTTTCTGAATTATATCGGTATTATATCTACCTTGTAATATAACATCGTCTTCATTACCATACACACCTTCCTCTATATTAGGGTCCCTCAATTTTTTGTAACCATCAGGTAATATAGATAAAGCGTCATTATAATCTTCACCACTTAGTTTATTTGGTTGAGTAATTAAAGGTCCAATCCAAAAACGTTTTGTCTTAAATGACGTAGTTGGTGTACCCATTTTATTCTCATATTGGAAAACAAATACACATTCACCGACTTTAGGTAACGCTGAAAGGTACTTTGGTAGAAGAGGTGTACAATCAATTAAAGAGGCATCCGACTCCAAGTCATCAACCCCCGTTATCCTAACTTTAATTCTACCCGATTGGGTAGTGTCTACAACACTTATTACTTCCCCTACTTTAATAATAGGGATGGTATTTAAATTTGTACTATCTTTATAATAATCTTCACTCATTAGTCATCACCTTTATATCTATTTATTAGTGTTTTATTACCGTAATAATAATCTTTCTCTAAATTCTCTAAATTATCAACTAATTTAAATATATTACTCTTAATGGTGTTTATTTCATTTTCTAATTCTTGTAAGTACATCTTAATTGATGCGTTACTACTGTTATCCCATTCTATTGAATTATTTTTCATACACTATCTTATTATACCTTTTGCTTTAACTAAGTTTATAGTTGCACCTTGTACCACTATTGGTCCACCAGCATTCCCACCTGCAGCGGTTAACTGAATCCCTGGAGGTATTTCAATTTCAACAACAGCATTAGTGGTTAAAGCGTTTATTATCTCTTCAATTCTAATAACTTCCATTTGTAAGTCAATATTCCTTGCACCACTAGGTAAAGATCCAATCCCAACACCAATCTCCTTCTTTCGTTCAATTATTTTGGATGCAATATCTATTGCACTCATACCATTCCTAAATTGGGTACCTATCAGTATTAAACCAGTAGGTATGGGTTTTAATTTTGAAGGTGGTTTAAATGCGTTCTTTAATAAAGAAGTTATTGTCCCAAAGATACCCATAATACCACCTGAATCTGTTGCCATAATTACATATTTTTAATCACAAAATCTACCTTTTTTACCTAAAGTAGCTCGTATGTTTACGTTATTTAATGAGTCTAAATTTATACCTTCAGTAAA